AAATCGAGATCGGTACGAATACCTGCAAATTGACTTGGGCGGTCCTTTTGCGGGCTTGCGCCAAATGTTTCGTAGTCGTGCCAGTATATCGTAGGGGGTGTGTCGTAGTATTCTCTGTTTGCCATGCAATATCCTAAGCCTTTAAATTCAATGCGTTTGGGCTTGTTTTTAGTTCTTCTAGTTACTTCGTGTTTCTTGCAATGATCTCAAGGTGTGTATAGTATCGTATATAAATTTTTTTGTAAGTGTGTATAAAAAATTAAATGCCGTTAAGCGATACCAAACTCCGAAATTTGTTAGGCAAGAACCAAGAGCCCAGCACATTATCGCACAGAGATAGCCTTAGTGTAAGGATATCAGCAAAAGGAACGATTACTTGGCAATATCGTTGCCGAGTTGATGGCAAACAAGTGATCATCACACTTGGTCGTTATCCTGGTCTTTCTATTAAAGAAGCGCAATCGTACATACCACAGTTTCAAAACTGGCTTAGTCAAAAGAAAGACCCTCGCATTGAATTAAAGCTAATGCGTAACAATGCAAAGGGCTTACCCACAATGGCTGAAGTTGCTAATGAATGGGTATTGACTCGAGTGCCTGACCTCAAAGAGAAAACGCAAACACTTTACAAAAACCATGTAAAAAAATGGGTGGCTCCTTACTTAAACGATAGAGCCTTACCCGTCGACAATATGACTATTCATGACTGGGTAAAGTACTTTGATATGGTAAAGCGTGATGGCAGTGCTAAAACCGCTGGCACAATTTTAACCCGTATAAAGTCAATATTAGGTTGGGCTGAAAAGCGAGGCCTAGTAAAACCTTTCAATCCAGTGTTAAACCTAAATGTAAGTGATGTAGGTGAGCAGGCGAGTGTAGGCCAACGAGTTTTACAGCTAGATGAAATAGCTAAACTTTGGTTGCACATTGAATCAACTAGAGCAACCCTTGCAACCAAGTCATGTTTACAGCTTATATTCATAACTGGCGCTCGTCAGTCTGAGGTTCGTTTAGCTAAGTGGGAGCATTTTGATTTTGAAAATGACGTTTGGACAGTACCACCTGAAAATTCAAAAACGAATAAAGCGATAAGGCGTCCAATCTCTAGTTTGATGAAAGAAGTCCTGAATAGGCTTGCGACTGTTTACGGAAACTTTGAATACATAATACCAGGTTGCAACCCACGAAAGCCGATGACCACTCACAGTATTAACCGTTATTGTTGTCGTGTTTGGGAGCAATTATTTGAAAAATATAACATGCCCAAGTTTATACCTCATGATGCTCGAAGGTCATTATCCACATTATTAAGCGAGCATGGTGTTGCTCCACATGTAACTGAAAAGATGCTCGGACATACAATGCGTGGTGTTATGGCGGTCTACAACAAACATGATTGGATGAATGAGCAAAGGGAAGGGTATGAGCTTTATTGTGAACTAATAGGTAAATTTTTAAAGTAAAGAGTAACAAGGTGGCGTTACATGGTGGGGATCTAAGGTAACAGATAGAAACAGAATTGTTGACATTTTCGTCAATATAGTTATCATTCAAATTAATGCATTCAAAGTTTTGCATGCATATTTTAAAAGTTATCAAAACGGCAATAAGGAGCTTGTTATGGCTACTACGTCATTTGAAAAAAACTTTGTAGTAACAGACCGAAACGCTATCGAAGCGTTCAAAGAAAACTGCAAAAAAGCCCATAAAGTTACCACTAACAATCGTAACCATGAGGCAGATAGAGTAAAAGGAATTGCGTTATTAAGACAACGGTTGTCCCACTCTCAGATCTAGTAGAGGAGTTTGATGCAGAAGAATTATATCAGCTCCTTTCTACCTTTCGCAGTAATAAAAATTCGGATGTTCAGTCCTTTTTAACAGATCCCAACAAATCAATTCGCCTTGAAAATACCTCTAAGTCCCGTACTTATTTAATCCTTGATGAAGAAGGGCAAATACTAGCCTACTTTTCACTGTCACTAAAAGAAATTCAACTTAATCAAGACAATGAAAAGCCGATAAGTAAAAATTTGCGCAAAAAGCTTGATGGTATCTGCAAAAATAGTGATCGCGTAAATGCTTACCTGATAGGTCAACTGGGCAAGAACGACTCTATAAACGATAACCTAATAAACTTGGAACTGATTCTCGAAGAGGCTTATACGCTGATAGATAAAGCAAATCAACTTGTTGGTGGTAGGGTAATTATACTTGAGTGTGAAAAAGTAGCTAAATTAGTGTCGTTATACCAGAGTGCTGGGTTTAACATCTTAATTGATAATCCTGCTGAGCGTTTAATCACTATGTACACATTTGTTAGGTAGTACCAATGTACGAGTTTTTACTTAAAGTTGCGGCTATCGCACCAATTACAATCCCCTTAGCCGCACTAGTTGCTCTTTATGGTATTAAAGTTCAAAAAAAAGAAAAGAGGCTTGAAAAGTCTTTATCTTTTTCTCAAGGGTTAAGTGAAAATAAGCAATTTCAAGACTCATTGAAGACTTTGGCTATACTTTTAGATAATAGGCTACACAAACCACTTTCAGAATATGCAATAAAAGACATGAGTACAAAGGAAGCCAACGCTATCAGGTCTGTTTTAAATGAGCTAGAAAGAATGGCTGCAGGTGTAAGGCATAATATTTATGATGAAGAGTTTTTATACAATACTCTTTCGTCTATGGTTTTGAATATTCATGACTATCTTAGGTCTTATGTCGTTGAAGTAAAAAAACGAAATCAATCAGCTTATATAAATTTGGAGTATCTTTGTCTTCAATGGAAAATAAAAAAATACAGCGACAGGGTGTAAGGTTGTATATGCATGAGTAACGATAGTTTTTACAAAATTAATGAAGTTGATATTTAAAGCCTAAAGTTCGATGGATTAATTAGGTTATAAACTTTTATTCTTAAACCTTAATATTAAAGGGAATTCTATATTGGCATCACTTAGTTCTCGCACTTTATTTGAAAAATACGCTTCAGCAGTGGTTTATGTTAGCGTTGAGTTACCTAACGGTAATGAATCTATAGGAACAGCATTTCACGTGGGCGAAGGGGTATTTGTTACAGCTCGTCATGTAGTTGAAGGCAATAAAATTTTAGAAATTGCTAATACTATTAGTCGTGGTTTTTTTGATCCTAGCGATAGTTCTTTTATTGAGAATGAAAATAGCTCTTTTAGAGAGCTAAGACCAAGTAAAGGCAAGCTAGTTAAAGGACCCTTATTTCATCCTAATTGTTCTGTTGATATTGCTGCGCTAGTTGTTGAAGGTTTGAATTGTGCGACTATACCACTAGGCTCTCACCTTGATGATTGGATAAATGATGAGGCATTTTCTCTAGCTGAAGTCTTAGTTATGGGCTATCCACCTATACCATTCTCAAAAGAGCCAAAATTGATTGTTACAAGAGCAGAAGTAAATGCAATCATAGATAAGTATACAGGTGGACACCCTCACTTTATAGTTTCTTCTATTGCTCGAGGGGGGTTTAGCGGAGGCCCATGTTTAATTGAATGGGATTTTACATTAGGGGTTGTAACTGAGTCATTAGTGGAGGGGGATAGTTCTCCTGAGTCGGGCTACATGGCTGTTGTATCTATCGAGCCTGTTTTCGTTTGTTTGTCACATCATGGGATATTACCGAAAATACAAGCTGAAGGATGGGAAGGTCTATGGGATCATAGTGACTGAAAACGTTAAAAACAGAGTGTAGGTTTACTAAAATAAAAAATGCTATGCTCTCAAGTTATGTATGCTTTAGATTATTTGAACCTAATGGCCTAATTTTCAAAAACAAGTTTTGCGTCATACTAGAAGCACTTTTTATAGGGTGCCAGCTTGGTTCTATAGCAAGGTAAGAAAATGGATAAAGAGCTAGAATATTGGAAACATGAAACAGTAGCATTTTTAGCACTACAGTCTATTGCTGGTGTAGGATTTAAGACTCTGTATAGAATTGCAGAGCAAAAAACTAGCTTCAGAGAGTTAATTAAAACGGAAAATATAGATTACTTTGAAAAGAAGCTTAGCCATAAACTGGATTGCTCAATCAAAGATAGTTCCGAGAATTGGATGCAGTATAAACTTGATTTATGGGCTAAAGGCGTTGAGCTTGCACGAAGTTATAGCAAAAGAAACATTAGTATCCTGTTCTACGAACAGGACTTTTTTCCTCCCCAATTGAGAACTATACCAGAGCCCCCAATGTGGATATTTGTAGAAGGAGATTACAGAATATTACATAAAAAATCAGTAGCGATAGTTGGAAGCCGTAAAGCTACTGAAGATGGAATCTGGTTAACAAAATATATTATTGCATCCATGGTTGGTCATGATTTGATTTCAATTAGTGGTCTTGCTGACGGAATAGATCAAAAGGCACATTTAGAATCAATTAAATATGAAGTGCCGACTGTTGCCGTACTGGGTACTGGGATTGATAGCAATTATCCCAAAGGTTCTGAAAAAATAAGAACCGAAATAGTTGAAAATGGTGGTGCAATCGTAACAGAGTATCTTATAAATCAGAGCTATAGTGCAAACAATTTTATTCGAAGAAATAGAATACAAGCAGCTCTATCTACTATAACAGTTCCAGTCGAATGGAAAATTAAAAGTGGGACAGCTCATACAGTTAACTTTGCAAAAAGGTATGGGAAATTTCTTATGATGCCTTATCTATATTCATTTGATTTACAAAATGAGGAAATACAGCTTATAGAATCATATAGAAATGGAGTTACTTTTTATGTGCCGCAAAACACAAGTAAATTAATTGAATTTTTACAAGAACCTAAAAGTACAGAGTTAGAACTTGTAACAAACACAGATAACCAATTGTCAATGGACTTATAAGGATAATATATGGAAGCGAAGCGATTAAAGGGTGTCATCTTCAGTGTAGAAGATACGCTTCTCAGCACAGGGAATTATAAGAAAGAAATCTTTTCGGAAGTAGAAAAGCTTGTTAGTTTTCTTCAATTAAGGGGAATTACTCCAGTATTGCTTGCAAACAGAGCTTGGACAATGACAGATAAGGATGGTAACAAAAAATGCTTATTTGAAGCTCTTGAGAATCATTTTAAAAACTTAGTTATTTTTACACGCCAAAGAGATAAACAGGTTCCTCATAAGCCTAAGTCAGCTGCTACTGAGTATGTCTTGAAAGAGATGAACTGGGAATCTAATGAAGTGCTTTATATTGGAAGTAGTATTAACGATATGCGAACAGCCGTTAATGGCAAAATACTATTTTTGCGTGCCACTTGGTACAGTAATAATACAGATTATGGGTTTGAATTTCATGAGCCGAAAGAGTTAGCCAGATTTATAGACACTTTATGTTTGAGGACGCATTTCTGGAGTTTTGAAATTAATGATAAAGACTTTAAATATTATGCTCTTGCTCCTTTTAGTACTTATAAGCCTCAATTTAAGAAGTATTCAGAAAATGCAAGAGCTGCGGCTAAATTCGGTCAAGGGAATGTCGATTTTTGGTTAGGAGCATTAGTTACGAGCTTGTATTTTACAGGTATTTATAAAAATATCGATTTCATAGCTTCTTACCCTGGACATAAAGCAGGCTCTGGTAATGATAAAATGAATGATGACCTTATGACATTTGGTAAGTGTTTTAATAAAGGTTATTTACATGATTTAGTTGTAAGGCATCGTGATGCTTTGAAATCTCAAACCGCAAGAAATCAAAATATAGAAATTGATTATCACAATCAGTTAAATACAATCAAGTTAAATAAGTTGCCAACTAAAAACTATGGTAAAGCTTATAAAAACGCTCCATTGCAAAATGGTAAAACTGTTTTATTAATTGACGATATTTGTACAAAAGGTTGGTCAATAGATACTGCTAAAAAGTATATTGAAAAAACAGGTGCAAAAGTCGTGATGGTCACTTGGCTGAAAACGATAAATACAGATTTTGAGACTATAGGCAGATTACCTGATTTTAATCCATATGAAGAAAATTATTTTGAAAGGATTATGCCTGGCAAACGTTACCTCTATAACCCAAATTTAGTTGATCCTAACGCATCAGAAGAGTTAGGGGCTCAATTGCAGCAATATTTAGATTGGGATTGGCCAACTCGATAGGTAAAGACCCGCTTAATGCGGGTTTTATTTTAATGTAATCACTATATTTAAAGTGACTTACCAGTAAAAATCACTTTACCTACTAGAGTGCAGTTGCCATTGATGGGGATGAGTTGCTCGGGCCAGTTGGGGTTGGCGGCTTTTAGGAACTTTTGATTGCCTTCGATAATCAGCTGTTTGAAAGTGGCCTGGTTGTCGTCATCTAAACGGGCTACGACATACGAACCGTGGATGCACTCGGCTTCGGGATCAACAAAGATTAAGTCACCTTCGTAGAATTTTGGTTCCATACTTACACCTTGTACTTTTAAGACGAAAGTAAGGTCACTGCAATTAACAGGGCACATGTAACGGTCAGCATCATATGCTTTTATTTCGCTAATTTCTGACCAAGCTCCAGCTTGCACCCAACTAATTAGCGGTGCTGTTGACCTATTAAATGGGCTAACAACTACATCTTCATTATCCTCAATGCCAAAACGAAGATACTCAGGAGTACATTTTAAAGCTCTAGCTAAAGCTTCAATATGTCTGGGATTCTTCGTGTCACCCTTTTCTATTTTTTGAATTGAGGTTTGAGCTGTACCAACTAAATCAGCTAACTGATATTGAGTTAGGCCTAATTCCTTACGCAGCTTTTTTACTCTACTTCCTATGTCCATATAATTCCCTTTTGTAATCTTAAATAATAACTTTTGGTGATTATCACAACTTTAAGTAATTACAGTCAAATAACTAATAGGGGTCAAGTTGATAACATAAAGTTATTTTTAACGTTGACAATAAAATAAAGTGATCATAGGATAACTAAAAGTTATCTTTCTTGAGGTTTTTATGTCAGCTATTGAAAAAGCAGTGAACCTAATAGGTGGACAAACAAAGCTAGCTAGTTTTTTAGGGACTAAGCAGACGGTTGTATTCCACTGGGTTAACCGTCATGGCCAAGCACCAGCTAAATACATTCCACGTATTTCTGAATTAACAAACGGCGAAGTATCGGTGAACGATTTACTGGCCGATCACCAAAAATGCAACAAGGAGAGTGCCGCATGAATACTGAACAAGAAATAGTGAATTTAAACGTACATCCAGATGCAAAGGCTATGTTGTTCGCTTTGCTTCAAGAGAATTTAGCGTTGCGTGAACAAGTAAAAGAAATGGACGAAAGGCTAGTCGACTCAAAAGAAGCCATGCAATTGCTTGGCTGCGGACGTAAAAAGTTTTGGGAACTATCAAAAGTTGAAGGGTTCCCGCTGCCAGTCCAGTTTGGCAAATCAAACTACTACCGTGTTCAAGATTTAGTGAAGTTTAGAAATCAATACCAACAAAACGTAAACAGCTAGGAGCAAGTGATGAATGAAGAATTAACTTTCGATGAGAAACAAGAATTAGCAAAGCAAAAACAAAAACTTTTAAACGCAAAAATTGATGCGTTTATAAGTGATTCTGAAGATGATTTGATTTTACTTGTCAGTATTTTAAGACGTTTGGAGGTGAAACGCGACAAAGAAGTGAACGGCCATAGCAATGCTCAATTCGTTGCCCTTTGTCGCGAGTGTGTAAAAAGGGTAGGCGTAGCTACTTAATTACTTTTTTCATCGGACTTAAAGGGGATGCAGCCTTTATTTTTGCAAGTGTAGTTTCAGTTAAGTAATAGATATCTCCATTTGGAGAAAATAAGTAATCACTATGGACTAAGTACGCCAATACACCTTCAAGGAATTGGTTGTCTACACCGAAATTTTTCGCTGTTGGGTGAATGCCTACAGGAAATATATCAGCAAGTGATTTTAGTATTTTTTCAGCAAGCTCGTTAACTTGCTGTTTATTGGATTCAGAGATTGTTATTTCCATAGATTTTTCCTCTTTATTTTGGTTGTTTGTTTTTCGCACTTACAACTTACCAGAACAAAGGGGGTTTTAATATAAATAGAGTGAGGTGAACAAGCTATGTCACATACAACAGCTAACAAGCTTGAAGTAATAAACAAAAAATCGGCATTAAAAGCAGTAAAAGGGCGGCACATACCAAAAGGCCTTACTGAAATTAAAGCATTGATGGGGGATACAAAGCGTACGCCTGGTTATCTATTTGATGCAGTTCTGACAGAGCAACAGCGAAAAATTATTTGTTTTGCAGCAGGGCTTAAACAACGTCACACAAAAATGAGCTTTTACAAGTTTGATTTTCAAGAACGCAAAGCCGTACATAAAGCAATTTTGAATTTACAAAGTATTGTTGCCACGTTTGATGATGCAAATGTGTTGATGCCTGAAAAGTTTGAACGCACTCAGCCTAAGTTTGATGTAGTTCCGCACTTGGTTGCTGAGCAACAAACTAACACTCAAACACATTAAGGATTGATCATGACGCCAGATCAGCTAATCAATCAAGATAGCGGTAATGTTGAATATTACACGCCAGATGAAGTGTTAGAACGTGTTCACTTAATGTTTCCAGTAATTGATTTAGACCCTGCAAGTAATGAAATTGCTAATCAGTCAGTGAAAGCTAAGCGATTTTTCACCAAAGAAGATGACGCTTTATCGTTAGACTGGATTGCTGAAACTGTTTGGCTAAACCACCCATTCAATAAAGGTGAACTAGCTTGCAAGCCTAAGTGTGTTAAGAAAATATGCAATGATCCTACCTACCATAAGTATCGAGGTCATTGTATTACCGAAGATATTGCAAGCAATGGTGATTGGGTTGATTACTATTTAAATCAGTTTGCTTTAGGCAACTTTAAAGAAGCGATGAATATAACTTTTGTTAATAGCTCAGAAGCATGGTGCCAAAAGTTATTAAATGCGGGCGTTAGCTGCTTTATTGATGGCCGAACTCACTTTAAAGACCCGCAAGGCAATGTGAAGAAAGGCGCAACAAAGGGCTGCTTCATTACCTACCTAGGCCACCGAGCCGAAGAATTTAAATCAATCTTTTCCACACTTGGCGTTGTGAAATAACAACGATCAAAACCCCAAAGGACGACTAAAAATGACCACTATCAAAGACCGAGATCTATCTAAAAATCAGCGTTTAGTAGACAACATCGTATTACATGCCATTGACCAAGTTAATTTTACAGTTAGGAACTTAGGTAAGCGTCCAACGTTTGCTATGTTGATGGAATGCGAAAACTGCCTTACTGACTTTATGCCAGTGATTAAGTTGATTGTTGATGACTACCCTGAGTATGCACATGTTTACGACAAAATGGCGAGCGTACTAGAGGCGGTTCAAGTTCATGACGATCTAAGCTTGATTGAGTTTGCATAGCAATGCTAACAAACCAACCTCTTGATTTAGAAACCCTTAGACTATCGAGCATAGCTAAGGGTTTAATTTCTTCTATTAGAGATATCGACAACCACAACTATTTAGCGCGTGGCTTACAAAATGTGCCTGTGCCATTACAAAGCCGAATAGCACGTAAATACATTGACCGATATAACCAAAAGAAAGCGGGGAGTGAGTACCGGGCTAATACATGGTTGCGCCGCACTATAAACAGATTAAAACCACGCTTTGGCGTGTTATTCAGTATTACTCAAAATATGCCATTACCGTGGCATATTTTAAGTAGTGTTGAGAAAACAAAAAAACATGCGGGTGATTTGGCAATTGAGTGTGTGCAAATAGCTCTAGATGTAAGCGAAGAGCACCAAACATTGGGCTATGAGCAAATACTCAGGTTTACCTATGAAGCAGTAGCAGATCATGCAAAAGCGATTGGCGTAAACGTGCCATTTTATGCCATGCGTGATGATGACTTACCCAGTGAATGTTTTGAAATTGCCTTACTTAAAATGCAGTGTGATAAGTGGTGGGCTCGTCAATTAAAAACTCTACGCCGACAATTTATAGAGCTATTAGAAATAGCCACAGGGCAGGTGGGTAAAGACCTTTACCACGACAAGAAAAACAACAAGTTTAAACGCCGTGGTATTAGCCCTTACTCATCTAAGCAGGCACAACGCGAATTTAGCTTTGCGCAAGCAAGCGGGCGTCAGTTCCTTGAAATGATGGAGCTGCAAAGTAGTGACGGCGATGTAATTGACTTAATAGAAGCAGTTAAAAGCGGAATGGCAAACCCAGCTAACCGACGTAATGAGTTAATGCTGCGTATTCGTGAGACTGAAGAGCTCGCCGACGAAATGGGATATGTAGGCGTATTTTATACAATTACGTGCCCTGCAAAGTACCATGCAAATTCAGCCCAGTGGCAGGGCACAACTCCCAAAGATGCACAAAGCTATTTAACTCGCACTTGGGCAAGAGCTCGTTCTAAATTGAACCGCCGTGACCTTAAATACTTTGGTGTACGTGTAGTTGAACCCCATGCAGATGGTTGCCCGCATTGGCACATGATGCTTTTCATGCCTAAAAACAAAGTACAAGAAATCAATGCAATTTTACGTTGGTACTTTATTCAAGAAGATAAAACCGAGCTCTATAACCGTTACGGCCCTGAGTTAACCCGAGCCAAAGTATTTAATAAATGGGTGAATGTAGATAAAGAGGGCACTCATTTAAAACTTGTTGAAGCGTGTGTTCCTTACCGCGCTAACACAGAGAAAGCCCGTTTATTTAAGATTTATAAGCAAAAGCGCCAAGAGTGGGGCTTTAAAAAAAGCCAAGGCAAAAAGGCCAAAGAGCCAAGCAAGTTTTATCGAACTTTTTCCCCGCGCTTTGATGCTGTGATCATGGATAAAAACAAGGGCAGTGCTGCAAGTTATATTGCTAAGTACATCAGTAAAAACATTGATGGTTATGGTGTCACTGATCATGAAGATGCTGAAACGGGTGAAAGCTTAACAAGCCAGGTTAATCCTGTTTTAGCCTGGGCAAGTACGTGGAATATCCGCCAGTTTCAGTTTCAAGGTTCACCTAGTGTTACGGTTTACCGTGAGCTACGCCGTATGCGTAAAGCACTAGATGATGACGAGTTCGAACCAATACGCCAAGCAGCTGATGAAGCAAACTGGAAAGAATATGTAAAGCTGCAGGGTGGTATGTGTATTGGCCGCGGTGCAAACTTTAAAACCCATTACGAAGAAACCCCACAAGGTAATGACTACGCAGAATTGGTGAAACGCATCAAAGGCGTTTACCGCACCCTAAACAATAACCAGTTAATAACTCGATTAGTCGAGTGGACCAGACAACTCAAAGGTACAGCAGAGAAAACCGCGGCTAAGGACAACACCAACGTCGGCGTAGCCGACCTATCTTGGACTAGTGGTAATAACTGTACGCCCATAGCCACGGGCTCTAGGGACGAGTTGTTACTTGATATGGTTGGTTATGACAAAAAAGAGATCGAGCAGGTTAAAAAGGATCTAATTTCAGGTAAAAGGATCAGGCGTAACGACCAAATTTACCAAATAAGGGATGGTCAGTTGCAGGTTCTTGATGAAGCAGAGCAACAAAAACATGAAAAACGACTCGCTATTGAATATCGAGCGAAAACTCTCGCCCAAAAATCGGGTAGCTGGCATGTAACCGATTTACATAGACAACAAGCAAAAGAGTTAATAGAGCTTGCATACACATATGCAGAGCATGATGGCCGTGATTCACTGATTGCAACAAAGCACCATAAAGGACTTACTAAAATAGGAGACTGGGATTTGGCGCTATTAGTTAATGATGATCAAGCTTCTGCTGTAAATGAGCATGATTGGTGGTCAATAAGTTCGATAGCTTAATGTGGTTAAATACGAATTTTCATACATGTAAAATCTTGAACAAATAAAAATACATACTACATTTTTACAATTATAACTTATCTTGTTTAAATGGATTTATTATGAAAAAAAACTTTCTAATTTCTCTTATAGCAATGCTTCTTTTCGGTTGTGAGACTGTCAACCACAATAAATATATCACACAAAGCCACATCCAGAAGAAGACCATTGCTGCCGATGAGAGTGGTTATTACCCTGCTTACAACTCTATAGTGAGACTATGTGAAGCGGCCAACTCTGCAAATACAGTTTGTGATGTGCCTAGTGATCTCTTAAGTGAGTTTCTAAAAGAGGGTTTGCTTCTAACTAAAGCTAATTGTTTGGCTACTTTGGAAGATATTAATCAGGGAAGTAAAAATTCTCGATGGTTAAAAGAGGAATTCTTGATAGGTACAGTTCTCGCAACAGGACTAATGAGTCTCAATGGTGCATCATCTAATTCAATCGAAAAATTAGCTCTTTGGAGTAGTTTTTTAGTAAGTTCAAGTGAACTGTACAACAACTATTATCTACTTGGCCCTGACTCTAAAAGCGTCATTAGCTTAGTTGAGAGAGCTCTTCAAGAACAAGAAAAATATGCTTTATCGACTAGACCAACAAGTTTTACATCAGCAGCTAAAGAAGTTTTAAATTATTCTATTGTTTGCTCTTCTTCTAAGATAGACGAGTTGGTTCAACAATCAATGGAAAAAGCAGATTTCAAAGCCCCGGAAAGGGAATCTTATTTACAAGATTTGGGTGAAAATATTAGAAAAGTTCTTGGTGCCCCTAAACTAAATTCTAAGCAAATAAGCGCAATTTATTATATTGTAGAAATGCAAGATCAGAAATATGTGAAGTCCAATTTTTATAAAGATATAAATGATTTAATAGGAGTTTATGAAGATGAAATTAATAATAGTGCACAAGAGTTGATTTCAATTTTTTCTAGTTATCCATTGGATGTACAGGATGCCTTAAAAAATAATGCAACATATTGGGTAAAGGTCAACGAAATATTACCTAAAATTGAAAGCTTTAAGAGTAAAGTAAATTCACAAGTAAATGATAAGGCGAATATAGGTAGTTTATATGACGCGTTTGGAAGCTACGCCTATGTTGATATAGCACAACTTGATATCAAGGCGTTTTTAAACACTACAAATCTAAGCACTACAGAAAAAACTGCTCTAGAGAATGAGTTAAATCTGTTGGATGATGAAGTTTTAGATGAGCTTTTCACTAAAAATCTTAAATATAAACCACTTTTACTTCCTTACAAATCTAGCGGCTCTGAGATAGTGAGAATTGAATAGTATTAAATTTACGATGTATCATCTTAAAAGCCCACTTAGTAGTGGGCTTTTTAATTTTTTATGAATAGGACATACTATAAATTGACTTTATTTGGTGGAAGCATAGTTTTGAAATCTTTGAATAAATATATGGATAATTTAAAGTCGCCATACTGGGAGATTTACTTTTGGATCTTCATTATCGCGATTGCTATTGCTGGTACAGCAATTATTTTTATCGACTCTGAAGGGCTGGCAAGTAAGTTTGGTAATACTGGTAGCTTTTTGGGTGGGTTATTTACTATCGCGGCAGTGTTTGTTGCGGTGCTAGCTTATAAAGCCAGTAAGAAAAGTGATCAAGAAAGTCTTATTTTTAATAAAAAACAAGAGATTAAGTCAGATATATTACCAGGTTTGCAGGGTTGTTTGGAGCTTCAGGCATGGTTGATTAATTCAAATATGGAGACGTTGAGAGATAACAAAAACTATGAATTTAAATTTAAAGATAATGTAGAGCTAAGGGTATTAAGAGATAGATTAGAAAAATCAAATCGATATCTAACAAACTTAAAAGCTGTTAAAACCACTGAGAACGCCAGTTATGACACTTTGATAAAGTTAGTAGGGGATATAAATTTTTACAATAACCTAATTCCCAAAGTAAAAGATATGGAAGAATCTCAACAAAATGAGATTATAAAAGGTATATTTGAAACAGACAATTTTAAAAACTTTATCAAAATAGATGAAAAATCGCCTCCCAAGACCATATTCGATATGGAGAATGCAAAAGTAAGAGCTCTCATTAGTGATGTAAATGTTAAATATTTTGGTAATTGAGGAATCTATTTAAATTAAAAATTTAATAATTCTAATTGTTTTTCGCGTGGTAAGTTTTTAAGTAACGATGCGGCAAGTTCTGTGGTGGTCTGACGTGGTGGGTTTAGGTAATGTTTAAATGCTAACGTACTGACAAACGTTGCCCCACAGTTTTTAACGTCAGTACATGAAATGTATAGATCTGCTACATGGGTTGATTGATTTTCTCTTGATGAAATAGTCGCTTTACTTCCACAGTTCGGACACGTTACCCGCATAGCCACACCAATAAAATTAACAAGTTAACTGTAATTATATACAGTTAACTTGTTAGCGTAAAACTTATGGATGAAAATTGTAAAGGAAAAACTATGGAAACTAACTTAGAATACAAATCTGCTAAAAAGAAATATAAAAAGAATTTTAAAAAGAAACGTGCAAAGGCCTTAGAACATGCTCTAGATATTAGAAAATTTGAAATAGAACTGTATTGGAAACGAGCGACTTATTTTTGGGCCCTGATTGCTGTAACTTTTGCAGGCTTTTTCGCTGTTTTTTCAGCAAAGGGTTTCCCCGATGTGAGTTATAAAATGATCTATGTATTTATTATAGCTAATTTAGGTCTGTTTTTCTCAGTTGCTTGGTTTCTAGTCAATAAAGGAAGTAAGTATTGGCAGGAAAACTGGGAAAATCATGTGAATATGTTGGAAGATAAAGTCATTGGTCCCCTCTACAAAGTGACTCTTGAACGGCCTCAAGAGAGTTTTTTCTCAAAAGGCATTATTACTTCACCTGCAAAATTATCTGTTTCTAAAATTAATCAGTGGGTAAGCTTTTTCACGATAATAGTTTGGTTAGGGCTTATAGTAAGTGTTTTTGACTGGTCATTTCAGCAGCCATATTTCATTTATCAAGTAGTTATATTTATAATTGTCTTGTTTTTTTTGCTCTTCTTATACTTAGGAAGTAAGAGCCACACAGAAAAGCATTATCATGTTTATAATAAACGTAAAGCATATGTAATTAAGAAAAGAGACTAGGCAAAAGTATGTATCTTTTCTAAAGAACTAAGATTACAAATTAAATCATAAAATCAAACTTAAGTTTTAACTTGATGCCTATTTCAGGATCTTGTTCAACCGCATCGACCATATTTTTGATTAACGGTTTAGTCTCGTTTTTAAAATACATGGCATCGTATTTAGTTGGGTCGCCAAGGCCAGCCGTGTTAGATGGAATAATGCCAGATAAGCCTGGTGGAAAACGATGAGCGTTCAGCACATCTTGTGCTGATACGTTTTTCACGTTCATAAACTCATCTTTACTTTCAAAGTTACCGACAGGGATTATTTGTAAGCCTTTTTCTTTACCGTCAGGAATATTCACGAACAACGAGCGGAAATTTCCCACGCCCTTACTATCTTGAATTTTCTCTTTGATATCGTCTTCAACTTCAGGGTCTAAGTTAGGATCAGTTGCATACATGATAAACCCCATGTGCGCGCCGTTGATGTAGTATTTACGGCGAAACAGGGTCGCATCTTCATTTAAAAGCGTCGCTTGTAAACCGCCTAAGTAATCAGGGCAACCATATACTTGTTGAACAGGATCATACTGTTTAATCCAAATGATATCGCGGGCTTTGTATTTTCTCACTTGATTGTTACGTTCAAGCACTACGGCGCCACCATCACCAGCCGCTCGAGTGCGATAACTTGGCAACGGGAATAATCGCACCGGTTGCTTAAAGCCGTTGCGAATTTTAAGCAATGCCACATCACCAAATTGCACTAGATTTAAAAATGCAGCCTGTACTTGTTGGGCACTCATACCGCCCGATATATAACGGCCAGCTGCCATATTGGCGCGGCTAACAACAATGCCGCCGTGCTGGGCATTGCGGCGAGTAAGATTTGCTAATAAATGACGGTCTACGGGCGGCTCCCAATAACCGTCCATATCGTTATAAAACAGCGAGTCATAATCGGTTAGCCACATATCTGGCATAACTTGTTCGGGTAAGCTAAACACAACGGGCGCATTCTTTTTGGTTGGCTGGTCTGCTTGTTGCTCAGCGTTTAGATCTAATTCTGCATGGTCCATCGTGATTTTCTCTTATGTGCATGGTTAAGGGGTTCGTTAATAACAGCGTGGCTGATAGCAAAAAATACATCTGCATGGCCTATGGTGTTATCACGGCTGGCTTTAAACGTAATCGCGCCACCTGAATCGGTATTGGTACGGCGTATTGATAGGCAGCTCATTGCTATATCTTTATGGGTTGCATCCCATTCAATTCGGCCACCTTCAATTAGGTCGATCATTTTAAGTACTAAGCGGGTTTTACTGCCTACGCTGTAATGTATGGCGGTGGCTTCACGCGGATAAAGTGTGCTTATTGAATCAAACACACCCGCACCAATGCCGGTGGTATCAACGCCAATGTAGGTAACGCGATACTTTGCGTATACCTTCTGAATCTCACTTACGTGGTGTGAAAAGTTCATCCCGCGCCAGTAGTGTTTTTCGAGTATACGGAACTTTTCACCCGATTTTTCTGGCGGGGCAACAACCACTAAAGCTGCATTGTCGCGGGTGCGTGAAGGGTCGTAACCTAGCCATACCTCGCGGTTACCAAATGGTTGTGCTGCACTTGGTTTGTGATCTTGCCAACGGGATGAATCGACCATGCATTTTTCAAGGTCGCTGAATTTAAATATACTGTCTGCATCATCAACAAAGATGCACATAAACAGGTTATTAAAATCATCGGCGTTGTATTCATCGCGCAGTTCGTCAATGTCAAAGAGGTCACAACCCCCGTTTTGCGCATCAACAATGGTAACAACATAGCGCCATTGTTTATCTGGGCAAAGTCTGCCGCCATCGCGTAATTCATCAAAACTAGGAAATTCTATTTCTTCACGTTCAGCACGGCCTTGTCGCCAGTGATCACCTGTCCAAAAAGTATAAGCGGGGTGTGCTTTTGTTGACGGCGTTGAAAAGTAAGTCTTACGCCACTTTTTATGGGTTGCCATGGCACTGGCAAGTTTATTGAGCTCGTTAAACTTACTTATCCAAAAATACTCATCTACATAAACATGACCGTGGTAGCTTTGCGCTGTTTTGCTATTCGTACTTAAGAACCGTAACTCAGCAGCGCCGTGTTTTGTGTGTAAGTTAATTGGGTTACCGGTTAACTCAATCTCAAAGAACTCTTGAGCAATTGCCACAATGTAACTGCGGAAAACCTCAGCTTGCGCACGACTGGCTGATAAGAATATTTGCGGATCACCACTTAACACCGCATCTTTAAACGCTTCACCTGCAAAGTAATAGGTTGCGCCAATTTGACGGCTTTTAAGAATGTTTCGAATACGTTGATGCAAGTTTGCATGCATCGTTTTTTGGTATTCAAACAGTGAATCGTACCAGGTGGCAAAATCTTCTTCGGTTAAATGGCTTACATCATTTTTACGTTTGCGGCCTTTTGGCTTTGAGTTGCTTTTACCACTTGATTGATTTGAGTTGGCCTGACTATTTTGAGGTTGCGGATTTTTTGCCGCTTCTTCTTGCGCACGTTGCTTTTTAAGCTTTACATGCTTTTCAATAAGCATGTCGAGTTCTTTTATTTGATTACCTGTCTTATCGCTAATATCAGTTAAACAAACAATGCGCCTTGCAATGGCTTCATCGACTTCTTCTTCACGCAGTAAGTCGCGCCAGCTATATTTATCAGCCCAGTAATAAACAACACGATCATTAGGCAAGTCTAATTCGCTACGAATTTCGCTTGGTGTGTAGTGTCGTAAATAAAGCCGCTTTGCTGCTTCGCGTATTTCCGGTGAATAAGCCATTTAGGTGCTAATTACTCATGTAAAAATTGATAACTAGCGACAGTGTATTCATTTATAATAAGCTTATAACTGACTAAAAAACCTACCTTTTCCTAGAATCTCAATCTAGGAATTTCTAAAAATCAAACCGAATGAAACGCCCATTTTTTAGGGCTATGCTGCGCTTAAATATTGGTTTTAAGCAACACGGCAGCGTAATGAGTAAACAAACAGGTTGGGTAATTGCAGCAACTGAAGGTGCAACGGTAGACGGCCGTACAATTACTAAAGCATGGATTGAAGACATGGCCGAGCTCTATTCAGCTGATGAATACACCGCGCTTATTTGGCCTGAGCATTTTCGTTCTAATTGGGGACCTTTTGAAGGTAAGAACTGGGGTGAAGTTGATGAAGTTAAAGCCGCTAAAAAAGGTGGCAAGTTACGTTTATTCGTAAAACTGACCGCAAATAAATTCTTATTAGATGCCAATAAAGAAGACCAAAAGCTATTCATGTCGATTGAGCCTGATCCTGATTATAAGGGCGAAGGTCGCTGTTATTTGATGGGCTTAGCGGTTACTGACACACCGGCATCAACTGGTACTACACGCTTAAAGTTCTCAATGGGCGAAACTGAAAAAAGTCATGAATATAGCCAGCTTGAAGCGCTTGAAATGAGTGACTTTGTGTTCAGCAAAGAAGAGCCAACCACACCTTTAGCCAAAGATAAGCAATCTAAATTCATGAATTTAGTTGCGCAAATGGCAAGCCTATTTACCACTGAACAGCCGAGTGTTGATGAACAACACGATTCCACCGAGGACGAACCTATGAACAAAGAACAGTTTGATGCCCTAATGGGCAAGTTTGAAGGATTAGAAAGCAAGGTGACCGACCTTGAAACTAAATTCAGCAAACAGCCAACAGGCGAAGAGAAACCACCAAAGGCTGAAGAAACCCCGCCAGCCGCAGAGCAAGAAGGTGATAAAGGCGCAGCAGGTGTCACTTCTGAGCAATTCAGTCAGCTTTTAGAAAAGATGGATGGCGTTAGTCAAAAGGTATCCGGCCTAGAAAGCAAATTTAACGCGCTTAGCCAAGAGCAAGAAGACCAAGAGCCTAACCCACTAGGCGGCGATAGCATAGACCTGGTTTAACCCAGCTCTTCTTCTTATTAATGCATAACAGAGCGAGATAAAGCATGCACTTAAATCAAACAGCCGCTGGGTTTTTACAAAAATACTCGGTGCAAGTAGCAAAATCATTTGGTGTAGAAGACGCATCACATAAGTTTGCCATTTCTGACCCAATGGAAACAAAGCTTCGTGCCGCGCTTTTAGAGTCGGTCGAGTTCTTACGCATGATCACCACCATGCAGGTGGACCAGATTAAAGGCCAAGTTGTAAAAGTAGGTAACTACGGTATTGCGACAGGTCGTAAAGCGGGTGGCCGTTTTACATCAGAGCAAGGCGTTGATGGTCATACCTATGAATTGGTTGAAACCGATTCATGTTCAGCAACAACATGGGCGCTGTTATCTACTTGGGCCAATGCCGGTAACTTAAATGAGTTTATGAAGCTCATTAACCAAAATGCCACGCTACGTTTTGCACTCGATATGCTGCGCGTTGGCTTTAATGGTGTGTCAGCAGAAGCGACAACAGACCCAGTTGCAAACCCGAATGGTGAAGACGTTAACAAAGGCTGGCATCAAATCGTTAAAGAAAAAGCGCCTGATCAAATCATGACAGACCCTATTTACTTTAATCCTGATGCAAGCGCTGAGCTAAAAGATGGCGAGTACAAAACGCTAGATGCCATTGTTACTGAGCTTAAAAATACGTTTATTCATCCGTCATTGCGTAATGACCCGCGTTTAGTCGTGCTAGTAGGTGCAGACCTAACAGCCACAGCACAAACAAAATTGATGAACCAGGCAGACAAGCCAAGCGAAAAAGTCGCTGCCCAGCAGATGGATAAAAACATTGGTGGTATGCGCGCTTATACGCCGCCGTTCTTCCC